ACAGGGGATATCTTCAAATATCCATTTACGAGAGTGGCACCAGTATAGCCAGAACCAGTCGATCCTGTGGCACCAGTTGCACCTGTTGTACCTCGCACATATCCAGCGGTGAATCCTAGGGTGGTTCCGTTGGCAAAGAGATACTGACCTTGGAGATATCCTGCGGCATTTACAACCAGACCCGTAAGTCCAGCACCTGTAGATCCAGTTGCACCAGTTGCACCAGTTGCACCAGTGGAACCCAAGACATATCCCGCAGTGAATCCGAGGGTGGTCCCGTTCGCAAAGAGATATTGACCGACAAGATAGCCAGCAGCATTCACCGAAAGGGCAGTCAGTCCCGTTCCAGTTGCACCTGTTGCACCCGTGGCTCCTGTTGCTCCAGTATTTCCAGTAGAACCTTGTACATATCCCGCAGTAAAACCTAGTGTGGTTCCGTTTGCAAAGACATATTGTCCCTGAAGGTATCCACTCACAACGGCAAATCCCGTTACTCCGATTCCAGTCGCACCCGTGGCACCATTATTTCCCGTGTTGCCTGTGTTTCCAGTAGCACCATTGTTGCCAGTAGCACCGGTATTTCCTGTAGCACCATTGTTTCCCGTGTTGCCTGTGCTTCCCGTAGCACCATTGTTGCCAGTAGCACCAATGACATATCCAAGTGTCAGTGCAGTTCCAATCGAACCATCATTGAACACGGGAGAAATCTTCAAATACCCATTTACAAGGGTTGCACCTGTATACCCAGAACCAGTAGATCCTGTGGCACCAGTGACTCCGTTGGCACCGGTGGTTCCACGGAAATATGGAAGTTGTATCCAGCCAGAGACTCCGTTTCCAACCTTCATGTAGTTGGTGTCGGACTCATAGCCGATCTCGCCAATGGCAAGCGTTGGATTGGCATCAATCCACTGCTGTGCAGTTCCTCTTCTTACTTGAACCCGCGTTGCCATTAAGCCGTGCCTCCATCGATGTATGGAAGATTACCATAGACTTCGTCCGGTCTTCCACCATCTATATTTAGTTGGAATGAATCGATGGTCAGCGTGTTGCCTATGCTCGTCACGATTACATTCGAGCCACCAGTTATGCGTATGGAACCGCTGAATCCGTTCACATAAGAGACATAGTCTCCTGTGATCGGTCCGCCACCACCTCCTCCTGTTCCGGTCGAGGAAATGGTGAATGTCTGACCTGATTGCGTGATGGTTACATTGGTTCCCTGAACAAGACCAATGGAACCAGTGACTCCATTGAAGGAGATGACATAGTTCGTGGGCATTGGTCCTGTTGGACCAGTGTTGCCCGTATTTCCAGTTGCTCCTGTATTTCCAGTCGCTCCCGTAGCACCATTGTTTCCCGTGTTTCCCGTTGCACCAAAACCACCATCATTTGGTGCTGAGGTAAAGTTGGCAACGATATAGTCGCCATCGTTTGTGCTTGAACTCCAGGATCCTGCTATGTGGGAAACTGGTATCTTATAGTAGCCGGAGACATTGAAGGGTATCACCGCTCCAGTGACATTGAACAATGCAAACTGAAATGCAGAGGATGAGGCATCCCTGAGTTGGAACAGCAAAGTTCCCTTGTTCGCAGCAGTGCTGTCATCGAAGGTATCATACCAAGCGGTTATTCCAACGCCACCCGCAGTGGATGTTCCCATGTAGACCCAGGTAACACCCGTAAGGGTGGTACTGCTGAATCTCACTCGTCCAGTTCCCGATGTACCTTCTGCCGTTTGTTTGTCGAAGACATATTCCACGCCGCCACGATATCCCGTGCCACCAGGAGATCCCGTTGCACCAGTGGCACCAGTGTTTCCGCGAACATATCCCGCAGTAAAACCAAGTGTGCTTCCATCCCCAAACACATACTGACCTTGGAGATATCCATTGACGATGGCAAATCCAGTTACTCCAGTTCCCGTGGCACCAGTCGCTCCCGTTGCACCAGTTGCACCAGTTGCACCCGTAGATCCAGTTGCACCTGTTGCACCCGTAGATCCAGTTGCACCTGTTGCACCCGTAGACCCAGTTGCACCAGTGGCACCAGTGGCACCGACATTTCCTGTTGCACCAGTTGCACCCGTAGATCCATTTCCACTTGCCGTAGATGATATTGTGAATGTCCGACCACTCTGTGTGATTGTGATGTTCGATCCCGAGGTCAGACCGATTGGACCAGTCAAGCCATTGAAGGAAACGACATAGTCCGATGGCATTGGTCCTGTTGGACCAGTATTTCCTGTTGCACCAGTTGCTCCATATCCGCCGCTACCACCGCTTGCAGTCGAGGAGATCGTGAATGTCTGACCATCCTGCGTGATGACGATGTTGGAACCCGCAGTAAAGCCTATCGGTCCCGTCAGCCCATTGAACGAACTGACATAGTTCGTCGGCATTGGACCAGTTGCACCCGTGTTGCCTGTTGCTCCCGCATTTCCCGTTGCACCTGTATTGCCTGTCGGTCCATCGTTTCCTGTGTTGCCTGTATTTCCAGTTGCTCCGCGAGGTCCATCGTTTCCAGTTGCACCAGTCGAACCTTGTGGTCCTGTCGGACCCGTGTTGCCTGTTGCACCTGTGGCTCCTGTATTTCCGGTAGCACCGGTCGATCCACTTCCCGTGGCACCAGTTGCACCCGTGGCACCGCGAGGACCACTTGCACCCAATGTACCTGCGGCAGTCGATACCCTGTCCCATGCAGAACCATTCCAGACCCATGTGATGTTTCCGAACACATAGGGCTGACCGACATAGGGGCTGTTGGGGAAGTTGATCGACATCTTAGATTATCTCGAACCAGGAAAGATCGACAAAGGTATCGGTATTGGCAATGACGGGAGTGAATGTGATGCAGAAGATGTCGCTCACTCCAAGTTGAGTCCTTCCCAACTGGAAGTTGAAGTTGTTGATGGTATTGATGTCAAGGCTACCAGTACTGCTTAGGTATCCGCCGATGATGTCCGTACCGCCAGACACTGCTGATGCCGTGATGTTGTAGTCCACATTTCCGCTGTAGTGGGTAGCCCATGTTCCACCCGTAAGGGTCGGATTGAGCAGAACCCTGTACTGAATCGTTGCTGCTGACGGTGGATTTGTATCAGCCAAAACCACTGCACTCAGGTTCGATGGAACCACCACGCTATCCAGTCGATTGGAGTTCAGCCTCAATGCCACCATCGGATACTGAGTTCCAATGGTCGCCAATCTATCAAGAGTTGCTCCGTTATGGGTGACATTGTATCGCCGTGCAAATCCTTCGTATCCACCCTCGCTCATCACGGTGGAGCATATCTGCCTCATCGTGCTTCCGCTTGCCTGTGCCGTCTTGTTGACCAGTTCATATCGCAGGGGAAGACATGCCGTGGTCATGTATGTCGTCGGGTTGATGTTGTCGTTGTGGAATATATGTGCAACGACAGGCTCGCCATCCACGAAGAAGCCCGTGCGGACATCCCCGACTCCGAGCCACTCAATGTCCATCCAGAAGATGTTTGCCTTGGTGACATCGATGTTCCTGCCCGATGCACCGCTTCCATCGAACTTGTCCCCGTTCCAACTCGACTGCTCCACGACCGTGGTGGTGTTCAATGACTGACTTGCCATGCAGAGGGAAAGCGTAAGCCCGTCCTGCTGTAGGTAGATTCCGTTTGCAGGAACTCCAGATGTCGCTCCACCGGTCTGACTGAAGTATCCCAGCCTCTGTAGCAGCCCGTTCTTCGGGGTGTTCATCGCAAAGGTACTGACAATGGACAGGGACTTGCCTGGCTGATATGCAAACACCCTCTTGGTCTCTCGGGTCACCTTGCTTCCTGCCGTGACTCCCACTTGCATCAATACCGCGCTTTCGTTTGCGGCGAATGTGGCAGTGCCGCCAGTGACACCGAAGGTATCCCACTTGTCGTTCATCTGATAGCGGTGCTGGCTGTCGAACATGGTGAACGGCTGAGACACCTTGAGGCGGTTGAATGCATCCACCGCATTGCCGACGAAGCCCACCTTGTTGTTGAAGAGATAACTCATATGATTCTCCATCCATTCCTGTATATCATCTGCACAGCACCGTTGTTTATGTTCAGTATTGCACTGCTCTGATTGTCTATCATGGCACCGCAGGATCCCTGTATGGTGATCTGCCTGTTGACTCCATCGCCAGCATGACCGCTCTCATCCTTCACCACATATGTCTTTCCATTGATGATGTTGTATGGAAGCACCACCGTGGCAGGACCAGCATAACTCACACCAATGTAGTAGTCGTTGTCCGATGCATAATAGGTAGCACCCGTATTGCCCGTTGTGTTGTAGATTGCATTCAGGGTTCCCGTTCCGATGAAGTCCACCCAGATGATGCCATCGTCGGGATCGGTGACTGCATGGTAGAGGACACCTGCATCGGTGTCGAACCACATGTCTCCTGCGACCATTCCCGTGGGTGCATTGTCCTGCTCGTAGAAGTGGACGGTTCCCGATCCACCCCCACCGCCTGTGCCACCCGTGATGTTCACGACAACACCGCCACCCGACTGGGTCACGGTCACACCGCTGCCACGGAAGTCGAGCGAGTTGATGGTGCCACGGACTACATGTCCGTTGAACAGAGCCTGTACGCCACCACCCGATGCGGCAAGCCAGTCCATCTTGGAGACATCGAAGTTCGGATTCGCAAGAGGTGCGAATATCTTCTGCAACTTCTCAAGCAACTGCTTGCTGTCTAGGGTCAGTACTTTCTTCTCATCGTCATAGACGAGAGGATACTGAGCCTTGACGAGTATGCTCTCGCCAGGATCACCCTTGTCTCCCTTGACACCGCGTATACCCTGTAGACCGCGCTCACCGCGAATACCTCTGTCACCCTGCTCTCCGCGCAGACCTTGCGGTCCTTCTGGTCCTACCTCGCCCCTCTCGCCTTTCTCGCCCTTTGGACCTTGGAGTCCCTGCGGACCCCTCTCGCCTTTCTGCCCCTTGATTCCTCTTTCTCCTTGGAGTCCTCTTGGTCCTTGCTCTCCTTGGATTCCCTGTTCACCTTGCTCACCCCTGTCGCCCTTCTCGCCCTTTGCCCCGATAGGACCGACTTCTCCTTGGATGCCTTGGATTCCCTGCTCTCCGCGCTCTCCTTGGATTCCTTGCTCACCTCTTGGACCAATGTCTCCAATATCTCCTTTTTCGCCCTTCTCTCCTGCTTCCCCTTTTTCGCCCTGCGCCCCAACTGGACCTCGTTCTCCAGGGAACCCAATAGGACCACGGTCTCCACGGTCGCCTTTTTCCCCCTTTTCGCCCTTGACCGCAACAAGTCTTTCACTTTGTTCCGCAATCGCTTTAGGCTTTTCTTTCCGAGTCTTCTCGTCAAGGGGCTTCTCCTTTGGAATGTGTCTTTCGACAAGGGAAAACATCATATCAATCTTGACGGGATCACCGACAAGAACCACATGACCGACATCTTCGTTGAATAGACAGACCCTATGCGATCCCTCACCCTTGCGGTAGACAAGGGGATAGACGGCACCGGATTCCTTTACGATCTGAAAATCGATTCCCCGTGGAATGTCCTTTAGGTTCGTTGCCAATGAGAACACATCCCCAAGGTTTGACTTGGTGATGCTTCCTGAGCCAATGAAGCCGCTAAAGTTGTTCTGCATTCTCTAGGAAATCCTCTCGGTAGTATTTATGAATACTCCAAGAGTGCCTTCCATGAATGTGGGAACAGGGGTTCGATGATCTTCGTGATCGCAGCCGCATATTCCCTAACTTCCCATTGGGCATGGGGATCAAGGCGCAACTTGCAGACACGGGCATAGGCGGCAAGGGAACCCGTCCAGTGCCATTCCGTGAAAGTACCCTGCGGTAGGACGAACCGAGCCTGTTCGGGTGCCACGCCGCATCTGAGGAGTTCCATATAGCAGTCCACGGCATCATCTGCTGCACGGCAATACTGATCCTCAATCAGATGGGTTCCGAATAGGAAGTCGGAACTTCCCTGCTTGGCACCATCGGTGGGAGCAGACCTCCACTTGGGGACATAGACCTCTGGCTTGTCCTTGACATAGCGGCGGGAGACCTCGTTCTCGACAAATCCAATCTTGTGTTTGAAAAGTTGTGTTCGGATTGAGATCGGTGCCTTGAGGTGCAGGGATATCTGCGGATGGGCAAAAGGCGTCCAATGCTTGTGCTTGGCAAGGTATGCGATGAGTTTCTCATCCTTGTCCGTGAAATGGGAGACTTCCTTGGCAAAGGACACACGGGCAGCATTGACGACCATCAGGTCGTCACCCATGTGGGCAAGGTATCTCACGAATCCATTGTCAAGTACGCCTATTGAGTTGTTCGCTACCTGTGTTTCCGGGCTTGTCTGCATATGTAAACTCCACACCTTCTACATCAGTGAAGGTCTTTGCATAATCAACTGCTCTTTTCCAAAGTTCGGGTTCCATCTCCTTGATGTAAACCTGAAAGTGGTGCGTGAACTCCAGGAATGCTGCTGTCAGCAGTTCCGCTTCCCTGCGTTCCTCGTCATTCAGATCGTCACTTTCTTCCATTGATTGAACCTCAAGATAGCCTCTGCCCCTCGTACCGTGTTCTTCTTCATGCTCGACATGATCGTGGATACATCCATGCCTTCCATGACCATGTCGTTGACATCCTTTGCCTTGATCGAAGAATCCCACATCACGACATCATGACCAAGGTCGATGTGCTTCTTCAACTGAAGAACGACAGCAAGGTTCCTTGGCTCATTATCTAGGGCAAATACCAGTTTGCGACCTTGCAATGGCTTGGGAATGTTAGAACCATCATTGATTCCGATCATTGCAACCGCATTCGGGATGAACAGCGAGTCGAGCGGACCTTCGAAGACATAGACCACCCCGTCCTTGTCGAGCCTCTCCATGCCGTACCACAACTTCTCAATGGTCTTGTCTCCCTTGAGGGTGATGTAACGCGCAGTCCTGCGGGCATTTCGGTCATCCACCAAGGACAATGCACGACCCTGTGTTGCAACCATGTTGCCATGATTGTCGAAGATCGGAATGACCAACCTTGCATCCTGCTCCACGATGACATCGGGATCGATCTCCTTTGCCCACTTTCCGAACTTCGGGGCATAGTACAGGATGTTCCAGAACTTGGAAGGAATCCTTCGGTTCTCAACGAATGCTCGGCAGACATGGTTCTCTGGAAGTTCAGAAACCTTCTTGAGATGATTGAGCGGTGAATCTTCGCTTACCTTGAATGGTTTCTTGAACAGACCGCCTAGCATTGGTTCCTCCTTGGGTTTGGTGTAGTTTGAGTGTCCGACTTCGCCATTCCTCCACCGCTCAAGAGAGTATTCCTTGCACATTCCTGGGGCAAACATCTCAAGGAACTTGTACATCGTATGGCTGGCACCGCAGTTGTGGCAGCGATAGAACATATCATTGTCCTTGTGATAGAAGTATCCCCGTGCCTTTGCCTTGTTCTTCTTTGAGTCTCCGCAAAGAGGGCAGCGGCAGTTGGCTAGATCCTGCTTCTTCCATGCGAAGCGTTCAAGCCTTGGCGAGACCATGTTGATGTACTTCTTGTCGATGTAGAGTGACATTATTCGAAACTCCAATCCGAGTATTTATCCCCACCCGAACCATTTTGCTTCGATCCACCCTGCTTCTTAGCAGGATCTTCACTCTTCCCAAAACCCTCGTCGCCCACGATTGGGCTGTCCACATCAAGCAACTTCATCCTCGACCTGTCGATGCCCACCACGAACTTCTTGCTTCGGGAGACATCGTTGTATCGGTTCTTCAACTGCTTGACCATGACCTGACCCTGCTCCTCAAGTTCCTCCGTGCCGATCAATGCGAACATCAGGTCTGCCGTTGCAGGAAGACCGAATGATTCGGATGTATTCTCAAGACCGACATCGGTATTGTTGAACCCGCCACGGTTGACCTGAGTCGCTGAGAAGATGGGGACATCGAACTCGACGGCAAGCCCACGGAGTTCCTCCGCGATTGCCTTGACGAATGTATAGGAGTTGACCGATGCACCCATCTTCAGCCTTGCCGATGCACAGATGTTGAGGTAGTCGATGAAGATGATGTCGGGTTCGAAGTTCTTCTTCGTCTTGAGATCGTTCAGCAATGCACGGAAATGATTTGCATTTGCCGTGGCAGTCGGATACTCCTTGATGATCAGCCTACCCGTGTACTCCTTGCGGATCTTCTGCATCTTCTTGTTGTACAGGTCGGCAGGAAGTTTCTTGAGATCCTCCATCGGAAGATCCATCAGGTTGGCATCGATGCGCTCCGCGATCCGTTCCTCTGCCATCTCGCAGGTGATGTAGAGGACATCTAGGTTCTGCACAAGGCAAGCGGATGCATGGTGGCACATGAACAGCGACTTGCCCACGCCCGTTCCTGCCATGATGATGTTCAAGGTCTTTCGCGGAACACCGCCGTTCGTGATCGTATTGAACTGCTCAATGTCGAACGGAATCTTGTTCTCTACCCGATGGTAGAACTCGTACCGCTTTCCGTAGTCTTCGATGTAGTCATGACCGATGTGCGTGTCAAAGGAGACAGCCAGGGCATCGGAGAGCATCTTCGGCAGGGAACCCACATCCTTGTCCTTCGACTTGCCGTCGATGATGTGGATGGATTCCAGCACGGCATTGTAGAGTGCCTTGTCCTTGCAGAACTTCTCCGTCTGATGGACGAGCCATTCGATGTCGGGTGCCTTCTCATCGGCAAAGACCTTGTCGAGGTTCGACAGGCACTGCTTCATCACCTCTGGTTCGATGTTCGTCTTGGCATCAAGCATGATCTCCAATGCCCCGCGAGTGGGCATGGAGTTGTACTTCTCAAGATACTCGGAGATCATGCGGAACAGGATCTTGGTATCCCTATCAGCGAAATAGTCCTCCTTGAGGAAGGGGAGGACTTTTCGGAAGTACTGGTCGTTGCGAGACAACTCGCGGAGGATGGTCAGTTCGATCATGTCACAAGTATATCTCAGGGGAGGGTCGAGTCAAGAGGTTTTCGCTCTCCACTTTATATCCCATTCAGCCCACTCAGAGGGAACCATTTGGAATACCCCATCAATCAATGTTCCCCATCCAGTTGCAACTTTCTCGTAGTTTTTGCTTAGAATGTTGTTGAAATTTTCTTCTATGTTTCGAGTCGTGGGATCCGTATTAACATAAATCGGTGGTTTTTCTGGTAAACCTACTTCACACTGAATTGTTTCAATGGATTTGGAATCA